TGATCGTAAGACCGTCATTTTCAAGAATATTTCTCGCTACCCATGTTTGAGTTGCAAGATCATACTGCAATACAGCACCATCTCCAGCACTTTGTAGGTTTACATCTGTCAGAGATGATAGTCTGCCTGAAGAACCACCAGAGGCGGCAACAGTAATCACTTTTGGTATATTTGAAACGGTGACCTTCGTATTCATGTTGTTACTCCTGGATTAACAGTAACGACGCCCTCGATCACTCTCGTTTTAGTTCCTCCTGCGGAGGTTACAACAACATCGTACAGATACCTTCCGGCTTCTAACGTTGATGTTGCAGACGCAAGTAGTGTAAGTACCACAGTTCCAGCTTCAGTGCTAGAAACTGTTGCAACAAAACTAGTCGATGTAGAACTAGAAAATGATTTCTTGAGTTTTGCTTCGGCACTATAGCCGGTCAAATCCCAAGCAGCATTGCTGTCATCATAGACGCCGACTTGAACAGTAAAGTCCGAGCCTTGGTCTATGTATAAGTTATGTACTGCTGCCATTGAGGTTTTACCACTTACCTTTATTTATACAGAGAGTTTGTCTCTCAAGTATTTATATGGTTAACTACTTGTTTGAGTAAATCTTTGAGTTCGCCAATTTCTTGCTCGATTTTATCGAGTCTATCTTCTTTTTGAATTCGATTTTTATATGCTTCCATATATTGTTCATAACTATGGACATTGGTATTTACAATACCCCCAGATGTTTTATCTCTCGATAAATCTGGGTGTCCATTCACATGAATATTTGTCATACTGCAAGTGCAAGTGATCTAAAGTTTCTAATTTTAGGCGCACTGCTTTGATTGTCAGAAATCATTACTATTTTGACCGCAAATTCTTTGAATTTTTCAAGTCCAGTAATTTCATAATCAAAAGCCTTAAACCCTTGATCATCTGTAGAAATTGGATAACCATTAGAAGAAACTGGAACTTCTACATATTCAATAAGATTAAATGCGTCAATTTCATCATCACTTTTTGTTCTAACAAAGACTTTGATATCAGAACCTTGTCTTCTGATAGCATCAAACATAACCCTAACAGAAGTTGCAGATGTTTCAAGATTAACTTTTTTTGTAATATAAACAGCATCATGTAAAGAACCAGATGGTTCTAATTCACTGGTAAGATTCAATGTTCCATCAAGATTAGATATCTTGTTAATTCTATTCATTGCAGTAATAACGGAAGAACCAGAAATTTGTAGTAACGGACTTACGTTATCGAATAGAGATGTCATAGTTGTGTTCAAAGCAAAACTTTGAGCACTACCATAGTTATCTTGATTTGGTTTAGAAATAATGACTCTAGAAGAATCTAATTCATTTACCTTTAAGTTTTCTAAAGAAACTGTTGGAGTTTTACTAAATGTACCCAATGTTTTCTCAGAAACAGATGCACCAGCAACAGCGTCCATAGTTACAGAAAGATTAGTTCCTGGCAATACCAATTGATTAAATTGTGGTGTAATACTTTCAAACTGCAAGTTTCTAGAAGCGTTAATATTTTTACCACCAGATTGAATGGTTTCATTTGCTTTAGCAGTTGTATTAATTTTATATCTATCCATATCAATAACATCAGACAACTGATGTCTGTTATTGATTTCGGTTAATGGAATACCATTAAGTGAATAGAATTCAACCGTATTGTTTGTATTATGGGCAACAATTGTAGTATTAGATAATCCTCTACCACCTGCAGGAATAGTTAATGTATTTCCAGAAATTGATTTGTAGCCGATAATTTCACTACCAATACGAATCAATCCAAGATTTGATGCACTAACTGCAGCGTTATTAATCTGTGATGGTGCAAATGTAGCATCAGAAAGTGTGATAACAGTATCAACAGTGAACTGTTGATTTGTAATATTTGTTTGTAATTTTACTGGTGGGATATCAGATACCACACCAGAAATATCAACATAGTTTTGCAAAGTATGCATACAATGATTTGGATGCAATACAGTTACCGATGCAACATTGTCGGTAAAGTATAAAGAATTTGCTGGTAACTTTACTTCTGGAATAATGTTATTTCCAATATTAGCAGTTGCATTACTGTTAATACTAAATTTACATCTATTAATTGTGAATTTAATATCTTCAAATTGATCTGGAGTCCAGATACTCATATTTTGCGACTTAAACAAACTACCAACAGCTGGTTGTTTGTTAATAACTTGATTTGTAGTAACATCATTTTCATTTAGTCTGGACACCCAAACTTTATAGTTCAAAGATCTAGTTCTAAGAACAAAACAATAATCATTACCTTCAGAAAGGTATACTGGAGTTTCAAATGTAAATCTAGTTGCAGTTGAAGCAGTTGAAGAAACGTTGATCTGAGAAGCTTCTAAAGTTACTTTACTTAGAGGAACAATTTCTTCAGTTGGGAAACCATTTTTAATAGTTCTGATATCGATATTTACAGGAGCGGTATTATCCTTAGACTGGAAGAAAACATCGATAGAAGACAAGAATACACCACCTTCTTTATTAATAAAGAAAGATTGGGCAAGTGGATCACCACGACGTGGCGGTGGTGGTGGTGGATCAGGAATGAATCTAGTTCTAGTTTCTGAAATTGGGGTAGAAGTGATTTCGGGAATTTGGAAATCAATACTTAAACTTGTCAATTCAAGTAAAGTTCCATCGGAATCATAGTTAGCAACTGCATTGGTATCAGATACACCAGCAATTGTTGTGTTATCTTTTTGATCAGTTAATACAAATCTGGATTGACCAGTTTCAATTGTACCTGGAGGAACAATAATAAATGAATGAATTTCACCAGAAGAATTTGTTGTCAGTCTAGGATTAGATAGTTTTACTTCTGCAATTGCACCAGTTGTCTGACCTTCAAATGTAATGCTGTCACCAGGATTAGTTGGATTAATCAAAGATCCATCATTAACTGTTACATCTTTAATTGCTAAAACTGTAGTTGATGCACTATAAGATGATCCTAATGTGGAGTCGTAATCAGATGGTGAAACAACAGTTGCTTCTAGGTTCCTTGGAGAAACGCCAACTTGGGGTAGAGTTGGAGTAATAGTTACTTTTTCACCTACAACAAAAGCAGTACTATTAACAGTTCTAGTTACGTTGGATAACAATCTAGGGAAAATAACATTGTTTGAATCTTCACCATCAATGAAGAAATACATCTCAGTATTTGGTTTTAATCTATTAGCGAACGCATCAATAACAATAGATCTGGCAAATCTTAGTGATTCGACTGAATCAATTCTATCACCAACTTCTATATTCTGTGTCGTAGTACTAAATTCATTATTTACTCCATCTCTCTGTTGAAAAATGTTTGTACCACCACCTGTTCGACTTGATCCAGTTCTATTCCAAGATCCCCACTGGTTGCCATCGGCACCACTTTGATCATACAAGAACTTGATAGGACCAGATAAATCAATCTCTGGTACATTTTCAGGAGCAGTTCTGCTAGTATCATACCAAACATCTCTAGATGGATTTATTTGGAAATCACCAATCCATGTCGTAGTATTAAATGGATTTAAATTTACAACCCTACTTGCATAAGGATTTGATTGCAATTCAACTTGAGTGTAAGGTAAAGTTAAGTAATCTCCAGTCTTTTGAAGAATAGAACTACCAACTACAGCTATACTTACATCGGGAGCATCAAACTTTAAACCAACATTATTTACATAAGGATATGGTCTAATAAGAGATTCATCGATATCCAATGACATCTTAAAGTCAACATTGTTAGTGTCGGCAAAATTTCTAGATTTAAAATTATCAACTAAGAATCCATTCTTAAATCTGTTGTTTCCACCACTATCCAGAACGAGCATATTGTTCGTATCTGTTTCAAGTAAACTTAATGAAGTATAATATTCAACATTATCAAGTCTACTCTCAAGACCACCAATATCTTTCATGGTGTATCTTTTGTTATCTTCCGTCTGAATTTTAACAGTTTTTACATCTCTCAAATATGCTGGTACTGAAAGTGTAGCAAGACGCAAAGAATTTGAAAGATCTTCTGGTGCTGAAGGATTAGCAGATTCAGCACCAATAGAAATTACAAATTTACCAGACTTATCTAGATATACTCTGTCAATTCTGTTTGCATAGTAGTTATAATCATAACTAATAAACTCTGATGGATATGGGAAAACCTGCGTAGATTTTGTAGTCCCAAAAATATCAAACGCAGAAATTGCATTAGAACAAACATAAGGTGCAATAGCAACACCAGTACCAGTAGATAATGATGTAGAAGCTGTAGTTCTAAAATCAAATACATCAGTATATGGAGATCCATCAAAATTATATGGAATATCTCCATAATTGATATCATTTACAGTGTCATAAGAAGCAACCGAAAAGAAATCATTATTTGTTTGACCATGTTCAAAATAATCAAATACTACTGTAATTTTATTTCTAGGAGTAGGTCTGTTTCCAAGTCTTGTTAACTTAGAAATTCTATAAACATCTTCAGTATCATTTTTACTTAAAGCAAAGTTCTCAGTAATATCAACATATGATCCATAAACAACTTCAGTTAAAAATCTACCGACTAAATCTGGATTTGTATATACAACAATCTGTGTTGTTAAATTAGTTCCTTCTACAAATTTTTCTTCTTGTAAGAACTTAACATATACAGTAACACCATCAATATTGATTACTCTAGCAAGAATATTATTCTGTTTTAGAATATCTCCAACAACAAGTCCTGTTGTGGAATTCATAAGGACACGATCAAACATATCTACATCTGCAACTCCAGAAACAACTGCTTCATGGATAGCATGTACTTTGAAAACATCTGGAAATTTTAAATTAATTTCTTTGTCATCAAACCTATTTCCATAGACACCAAATGAAGGTCCTTTAGCATTTTTCGCACTAAGGAAATTATATGTTTTAAGTGTCTTCTCTTTAATTGATGTGTTGTTTACTCTAAGCTTATAGTAGATATCAACAGTAGTTGGTGAACCACTAATACCAGAGAGAACAAGAGTTTGTCCGTTAATAGATGCAGTAGCAGTATGAGTTCCAGTGGAAGAAGTGATTAAATATCCACTTGGAAGTGGAGTAAAATTATTAGGAACAGAAATTGAAACTTCACCACCAACAACACCCTTAGATATTTTTTCTAATTTTGTGTATGAAAAGTCACTGATAGATTTTGTTGGTAAATTAGCAGAAGATACAAAGAACTTTTTATTTGCAGACTGGAGTCCTACACTACCATTGATAGTAGCAGTAAATGAAGCACCATTATTAACGATATTATCGATATTAGCAATAGTATAAACCGTTAATGAACTAATTGTGTAAGTTACACTGTCTTTACTATTACTAAAGACATCTCCTTGTGTAAATTTACCACTAACTTGTCTTACTTGAATAATTGAATTTGAACCAGAAACAGTAACACCATTTACTACTGCTCTTGTTCCTCTACTATTAAAGATAAAATCACCTTCTACCAAACCAGTAGAATTATTAGCAACTGTAATTGAATTATATGTACTTAAATCTTGTAAATATAATTTTCCACTAGTTAAACTAATTGCTCTAGCTTGACCAATATTATTATTACTACTATTTCTTAATGAAAGGATTTCACCTGCAGTAACACTACCAGTAGTAGCAGTCGTTGTTAGGTATTGTCCAAAATTAATATTAGTTGCTTTATTATTTACTTCAAAAGAAGATCTTGGTTTTTCTACAAGTACATATTTTTTGGAAATTGTAGAAACTTCAAATCCTCTAACATATGCTTTACCAGGACCAATTTCTATAGTATAGAAATTATCACCATTAATAGAATTTTCGGGATCTGTTGCAATAGGGTCTCGTGAAAGAATAGTTCTTCCATCCTCAAGTACTTCATTAGGATTATACACACCCCCGTTCGCACCATTATTTAAAGCTTCTTTGACTCTAATACTAAAATCTCTTGTTGTATAATTTCCAGACTCATCAAAAGTTCTTCTCGCAAGATTTTTTTCGAGTTCACTATAAAAAGAACGATCTACAATTTCTTCAAGTTCACCAGAAGATAATCTAAGTAATTCAATAAAATCTGCGTTATCAGAAAAAGAAGTAAGTTCTTTACTTAAAGTTGCTGTAATTTTCAGTCTGTCTGCACCAGGAGCTGCAAAGTTAGTAGATCCATTAGCATTATCAAATAAGGTAGAATCGTCATCCGTAGAAACTTTAGACTCTGCAATAGACAAACCAACTTTGTATACTGGTTTATTTGAATATTGATCAAGAATAAGAGTTTGATCAAGAACTTCTACAAAATATCCACGAATATAATAGATACCGTTTGTAATATAAGCAACACTACCAGTGTATTCAGTAGCATTTTGTAGATATGTTACTGCAACTGCACCAACTGTGTCTGTATTGATAAGAGTTTCATTGTTTGCAAACCTTGTTTGCTGAGAACCATCAGAATTTATTCCAGATTTTGTATACTTAACATACAACGTTAAAGCATTTTTTTCAGAAGTTTCTACTGAAACAGTATTTACAACAATAGCTTCAACTTCAGAGTTTTGTCCTCTTAGAGTAGTGCCAACCAAAGCTTCTCTATAAGATTCAACTTCAATACCATTAACAAGGTTCTGTACTAAGACAGCATGATATTCCAAATCATATCCCACCTGACCAGGAATTACAACCGAACCATCTTTAAAAGTATGATTGGCAAAATTCTCAATCTGATTCTGCAACTGTGTTTGCAGTTGAGTTAATTCTCTAGCTTGGACTGGTCGTCCTGGTTTGAACAGAATCTTTTGATAGTTCTTAGAACTATCAAAGTCATCAAAATATGGCGCCAGTTTAAGGTTGGTCTTCTGCATTGCCTACAAGGAGTTCCTTTCTTTTATTTATGGGTATATCAGAACTCGATAACGAGTTTGATGTCTTCTGTCTGATCGTCAGATCTGATAATGGTTTTTCTGTTTTCAATATACAAAATAGAACCACTAAACTTTTGTACTTCAGAAACTGCATAACCAGTAGTAAAACTAATACCAGCAATATTTACAGTTCCTGATGCTGTGGTATCTGGAGTCAAAACTGTTCCAGAAGTAGCACCAGTAATTGCATTTGCACCACTAAAGTTAACTAGTTCATATTTTTGGTTACCAGTTTGTGTAGCAGCAACATATTCATTTTGATAGTATCTCAAAATCTTGTTAACAGAATCCCAGTGAACAACAACACCTTTAGCATTAGTTGTCGCCTGTGTGATTGTTTCACCAATACTATAATTTACATTTGTTGCAGTTGGAAACTTAA